AACCGGCTGATCTGGCCGAACGGCGCCGAGGCGATGTTGCTGTCAGCGGCCAATCCCGAGGCGTTGCGTGGGCCGCAGTTCGATTGTGCGTGGTCTGACGAACTGGCGAAGTGGAAGAAATGCCGCGATGCCTGGGACATGCTGCAATTCTGTCTTCGGCTGGGTGACCGGCCGAGGCAGATCGTCACGACCACGCCGCGCGACAACGATGTGCTGATCGAGATCATGGGCGACGCGATGAGCGTCGTGACCCATGCCGCAACCCAAGTGAACCAGGCCAATCTGGCGCCGGACTTCGTGGACCGGATGCGGCGGCGCTTTGACGGGACTTGGCAGGGCCACCAGGAACTGGACGGCGAGTTGGTGCGCGAACGCGAGGGCGCGCTCTGGACACCGTCGATGATCGACGCCGCACGGACGCGCGAAGTGCCGGAGCTGGACCGGATTGTGGTCGCGGTGGACCCGCCGATGACCAGCGGCATCAATGCCGACGAATGCGGGATCGTGGTCGCCGGCGTCAGCAGAATTGGAGAACCAAGTGAGTGGAAAGTTCATGTCCTGGCTGATCTCTCGGTTGCGGGTCAAAGCCCTCGAGCTTGGGCGGGAATCGCTGCTGAAGCTTATCGAGACTATCAGGCGGACCGGCTGGTTGCCGAAGTGAACCAGGGTGGTGATCTGGTCGAGAGCGTGATGCGTCAGGTCGATCCGCAAATCAGTTATCGCGCCGTGCGTGCCTCGCGCGGCAAGCGGCTGCGGGCGGAGCCGGTGGCGGCGCTGTACGAGCAGGGGCGGGTTCTGCATGTGGGCAGTTTTCCCGAGCTGGAAAGACAGATGTGCCAGTTCGTGGTCGCGAACAGGGCAGGGATAAAGAGCCCGGACCGGCTGGATGCGTTGGTATGGGCGTTGACCGACCTGGTGCTCGACGGTGCGGGGCAGGCCGTGCCGAGAATGCGCAAGCTGTGACCGCTTCAACACGGAGATCATGACGACATGGGATTTCGATTGTTCCGCGCGGCCCAGGAGCGGCCACGCGAGGAAAATCAGGAGCGGCCACGCGAAGCAAAGGCGTCGGCCGTTGGGGCGCTGATGGCGTTTCAAAGCTCCGGCCGGGCGGTTTGGAGCCCGCGGGACACTGTCTCGCTGACCCGGAACGGCTATGAGCAGAACGTGATCGGTTTCCGCTCGGTGCGCATGGTGGCGGAATCGGCGGCGGCGATCCCGCTGGTGCTGACCGAGAACGGCGCCCGGATGACCGACCACCCGGTGCTGCGGCTGCTGGAGCGGCCGAATCCGGGGCAGGGCGGGCAGACCTTCATGGAATGCATCTATGGGCATTTGCAGTTGAGCGGAAACGCATACCTGGAGGGCGCCAGCCACGATCAGCATGGGCTGCCCCGCGATCTGCACTGCCTGCGGCCCGACCGGATGAGCGTGGTACCGGGGGCCGATGGTTGGCCGATGGCTTATGATTATACGGTTGGCCGTCAGAAACATCGCTTCGATATGACCGGCGAGGTCGATCCGATCCTGCATTTGAAGTCGTTTCATCCGCTGGACGACCATTACGGGTTGAGCCCGCTGGCGGCGGCGGCCGCGTCGGTCGATGTCCACAACGCGGCGGCTCGGTGGTCGAAGGCGCTGCTCGACAATGCGGCGCGGCCCTCGGGGGCGATCGTCTTCGCCGGACAGGACGGCAACGGGCATTTGTCGGAAGACCAATACCAGCGGTTGTTGCGCGAGCTGGAGGACAACCATCAGGGCGCGCGCAATGCGGGGCGGCCGATGCTGCTGGAAGGCGGGCTGGACTGGCGGCCGATGGGGTACTCTCCGCAGGACATGGACTTCCTGGAAACCAAGAACGCCGCGGCGCGGGATATCGCCCTGGCCTTCGGGGTGCCGCCGATGCTGCTGGGTTTGCCCGGCGACAACACCTACTCGAACTATCAGGAGGCCAACCGCGCCTTCTACCGCCAGACCATCCTACCACTGGTCCGCAAGACCGCCAGCGCGCTGGGGATCTGGCTGGGCTCGGGGATGGGCGGTGCGTTGACCCTTGAGCCGGATCAGGATGCGGTGCCGGCGCTGTCGGTGGAGCGCGACGCCATGTGGCGCCGGGTCAGCCAGGCCGCGTTCCTGAGTGAAGACGAAAAGCGGGCGATGCTTGGCCTGCCGGAGCGGACCGCGCGGTAGTCGCCGGAGGGGAATAACAAGATGAATATGGATTATGGAACAGCCCGTGCACCGCACGGGCTGGAGGTCAAGTTTTTGCCGTTCGACGGGCAGGCGCAGGCGGCCGAGAGCGGGGTGGTGCAAGGCTATGCCTCGCTGTTTGGGGAGGCCGATCAGGGCGGCGACGTGGTTGCACCCGGCGCCTTCCGAACCTCGCTGGCACGGCTGGCGGCGGCCGGTCGGAAGGTAAAGTTTCTCTGGCAACACGATCCGGCACGGCCGATCGGGGTCTGGCACGCGGTGCGTGAGGATGCGCGCGGCCTGAACGTCACCGGCCAGATCCTCGGCGATGTGGCGCAAGGGGCCGAGGCGCTGGTGCTGATGCGCGCAGGCGCCGTCGATGGATTGTCGATCGGCTACCGCACGGTCAGGGCCGAAGCCAATCGCGCGACCGGCGGGCGGCGGCTGCTGGAGATTGATTTGTGGGAGGTGTCATTGGTGACATTTCCGATGCTTCCCACGGCCCGGGCCATGCTGGCGGTGCCGAATGCCGCCGACATCATGGAACTGGCGCTGGCTGAGGCCCTGGCTGAGGGCGCAGGCCATCCCCGCTGAGCTCCGCCTGAGCGGGTCTCTGCCAATCACGAAGAAGGAAGAGTGACCATGATCGAGACCAACGAGCAGACCCCTGCCGTGACTGCGCCTGCCATAACCGGGCCTGCCGTGAGCGCGGAGGCGAAATCGGCGGCGTCAGAATTTCTGAGTAACTTCAACAGCTTCAAGGATGACATGAGCAAGCGCATGACAGATATCACGAACCGCTTCGAAGGACTGGACCGCAAGGGTGGCGAGCTGCGCCGCCCGGTGCTGGACACCAGTGCCAATGTATCGCTGCCGCACAGCAAGGCCTTTGCCGCCTATGTGCGCCGCGGCGATGAGAACGACCTGAAGAGCCTGGCGCTGGATACCAAGGGTCTGAACACGGCGATCGCCGCCGAGGGTGGTTACCTGGTCGACCCCAAGACCGCCGAGCAGGTCGAGCATGTGCTGCGCTCCGGCGCCAGCCTGCGGGCAATCTCGCGCGTGGTGCAGGTCGAGGCCAGTGCCTATGACGTGCTGATCGACCACAACGAGATCGGTGCCGGCTGGATCGATGAGGTAAGCGGGGTCCTGGAGACCGCGTCGCCGCAGATCGACCGCATCTTGATCCCGCTGCACGAGTTGTCGGCAAGCCCGAAAGCGTCGCAGCGTATTCTGGACGACGCCGCCTTCGATGCCGAAGCCTGGCTCGCCGAGCGCATCGCCGATCGCTTCTTGCGGGCCGAGAGCGAGGCCTTCGTCAATGGCAACGGTGTCGGCAAGCCAAGCGGCTTCCTGAGCAAGACGAAGGTCGCAAACAGCGCCTGGACCTGGGGTAGCATCGGCTATGTTGCCACCGGCACAAGCGGTGCCTTCGATGCCAACGAGCCGGCGGATTCGCTGATTGATCTGGTCTACACGCTGGGTGCCGAGTACCGCGCCAATGCGGCCTTCGTGATGAACTCGAAGACCGCTGGCGATGTGCGCAAGATGAAAGACAGCCAGGGTCGGTTCCTGTGGATGGAGGGCCTTGCAGCGCACCAGCCGGCGCGGTTGATGGGTTATCCGGTGGCAGTTGTCGAGGATATGCCCGATATCGCCGCCGACAGCCATGCGATCTCGTTCGGCGATTTCGGCCACGGTTACACCATCGCCGAGCGCCCGGACATGCGCATCCTGCGTGACCCCTATTCGGCCAAGCCGAACGTGATGTTTTTCGCCACCAAGCGGGTCGGTGGTGATGTCACGGATTTCGCGGCGATCAAGACGCTGAAGTTCGGCATCTCGTAAGGCGCGGGCGGCAACCGTTCAACGGCCGGCAGGGCAAGTCCCTGCCGGTCCTGTCGGTGCAAGTCGCCGCGCATGATCCCGGGAGAGAGCACAGGATGACGAAATCGATCAGCCACGACGCGCTGGACGCCGCATTCGCCTACATCGCCAGCCGTGCGGATACGCTGGTGCTGTGCAGTGGCGCGCCCGATACCGCGCGCGAGGCGGTGACGCCGGTGACATCCGGGGGACGAATGATATGCGCCTCGGCCTTGATTGCCGGACTTGGAAACGGCGACTTCGCGGTGGCGGCGGGGGTGAAATCCGGGCGCAGGCTGGTTGTCGGCGCTCAGGAGGGGCTGGCAGTGGCGGTATCCGGGGTGGCCGACCATCTGGCGCTGGTGAACAGCGCCGGCAATGAGGTGCTGCTGGTCACCGCCCTGACCAAAGTCCAATCGTTGAACGCGGGATCGGTGATCTCGCTGAACAGCTTCTCCGAAGAAATTGCCGACCCGGTTTGATGAGCCCGGGAATTAGTTGAAGGGACGACGCGAATGATCTTGACGGAATCCTCTCCAGCCACTGTGACGCCGGTTTCACTGGACGAGTTCAAAGCGCATTTGCGGCTGGCGCAAGGCTTCGCGTCGGACGCGGCGGAGGATGCGCTGCTGGACCGGTATCTGCGCAACGCCACTTCGGTAATCGAGGCGCGAACCAGCCGGGCGCTGATCCGGCGCGGGTTCAAGCTTCAGGTGGCGGGTTGGAACCGGGACGGGCATCTGGTGTTGCCGGTCGGGCCGGTGGCGCTGATCGAGAGTCTGAGCTTCG